GTTCGAGCCCGTGCTTGTCGTTCATGCCAGTCTCCTGAACCGTTCGGCCAGCCGGGAATCATAGCCCTTCTGCCCCTTGCCGTTGTAGCCGCGCGCGAAGGCGAGGCAGTTCGCCGGGTGGCCGTCGATCGCGCGCACCGCCGCCACCAGCCCGTTGACCTCGATGTAGCGGCACAGCGCCTCGTAATGCGCGCGCTCGCCCCGGCTCATCTCCCAGACGAAGTCGGCGACGCTGGGATAGCCCAGCTTGCGCCACCACGCCCCCATGATCTGGAACTTGCCGAAACTGGCGCATTCGAAGGCGGTGCCGAAGCTCCAGCGCATCGCCGCATCGGCGAGCTTTTCCCAGCTGTCGTTGATCCCGTCGCGATCGGCGTCGACGGTGTAGCCGCCGGGGGCCGCGTCGGACAGCAGCGGCACCGCCAGCCTGATCCGCCGCCACAGATAATGCCGCTCGTACAGGCATTTGAGCAGCCCGGAATCGTCCCAGCCCGCGCCGCCGGATTCGACCGCCGCCACCGTCGCCAGCTGGCGCGGGCTGCAGCCGAGCCGGTCGGCGAACTGGTTGATTTCGGGCTGGGTGATCGCGGGCGCGTTGCGGTTGCGGAAGGTTTCGATGATTGCGTCGCGCAGCACGGGAGTGGGAATGCCATCGACCGTCAGCGGCAGCAGGGCGCTGCCGGTGCCCTTGTTGTTGAGCCACAGCTGCAGATTGGCAATCTTGCCGCTGAGTTCCGTCATCCGTCCCGCCTCTCGTTGGATTGCTTGAGATCGTCGAGCAGCGCCTTGGCGCGGCGCAGCACCGCATTGTCCGGGGTCTGCCGGGTGACTTCGGCCCACAGCAGCTCGATCACCGTCAGCTGCACCGCGCGCCGCTGATGCCCGGCCTCCTCGCGCGCGTGGCATTCGTCGAGCTGGCCCTCGATCCGGGCGAAGCGCCGTTCGATCTTGTTCCACACAAAGGCGATGCCGCCGCCCAGTGCCACCAGCATCCCGGTCCCCGCCCCGATCGTTTCGGCTGTGAACTCCATCACTGGCACCGGATGAACAGCGGCGCGGGGAAGGTTCCGGTCTCCAGCGCATTGGCGCTGAACACCAGTGCCCCGGTGCGATTGTACAGCGCCGCTCCAGTGTCGACCACCGTCGCCAGCTTGGTCCAAGCCGGGAACAGCATTCCGGTGCGGATTTGCGCGTCGAGCGGGTTGACCAGATAGTCGTTCACCGCCAGCGTCGGGAAGAACAGGCTGCCCAGCTGCGTCCCGGCCAGCGTGCCGTCGGCCAGTATGATGTCGGCATTGGGCGAGCCGCTGGTGGTCTTGATCCACGCCTGTTTCTGCAGCGTCGGGTAGAGCCGCCGCGCGCAGATGAACAGCAGGTTCCCGGCGTTGGTGGTGATCGTATTGGGGCTGGACCACACCGGCGTGATCGTCGCCCGCACCCTGGTTGCCTGCCGCAGCACCACGTCGAGATTCGCACCGTTTACCGTCGCGGTCTTGACGTAGTAGAGAATTTCAGTGGCTTCGTCGAAAACCACATCGCCCGCGCGGCAGTGATAGTTCGGATGCGCGGCATTCGGCATCCCGGTCAGCGCGAAACTGAAAGTGTGGTCGATGGTGGCCTTGGCATAGCCGGTGAGGTTGGTTGTCGCGCGGTCGAGCCGCCAGCGCGGGGCCTGCGCGATCGGTTGCTCGACCCCCGCAAAGCCCAGGGTCTTGACGAAATCGGGGATCGGCACGCCCCGGTGCGTCAGCGGCGTGCCGGTCTGCCCCGCGAAGGTGATGTCGAAATTGTGGCTGTTCACCGCCCCCTTGATCGTGTCGCCGCCGTAGCCGACGAACTGGTTGGGCCTGACGGAAATGGTCTCATAGGCGCTGGAATAAAGCCCGCTCAGGAAACTCTTGGCGATGCTGCCCGCGCTGACAAGCTCGAACGGCGATTGCCAGATCGACGGAAACCGGACATCGGTGGCGGTCAGCCTGCCCTTGTGGGTCAGCAACCCGTGCGATTCGCCGATATTGACGCCCTGCAGGATCATCCTGCCGATGCCGTTGCCGTCAGCATGCCATTCGGGGCTGTACTCCGCCGAACGCAGATCGTTTCGAAGCCCGATCTGCGAGTTGCTGATCTTGAGAACCCCGGCGCGGTTGAGATCGGTTTCGGTGCAATACACGCCGATGCGGTAGCCCGCTTCGGAATAGGCGTTGCTCAATTCCAGCTGCGAGATCAGCCCGGTGGACGCGCGCAGATTGATGTTGAGCCACTGATAGGTGTTGTCGAACGTCCCGCCGTCGATCACGCCGTTCATGTTGGCGTTGCCCGAGCCGTACGTCAGCCCGTCAATCGAGGTGTGGCAGTGCGACAGAAGCGGTCGATCCATGCTGATAATGCGGTGATCCGATCCGGTCAGCGCCAGCGCCGTCACATTGAAAATACTGTTGGGGCGGTGGACCTCGAAAAACTCGCAGTTGCCCGCAGCGTCGAGCCCGTCGTTGGGCTGCCACACCATCCCCACCTCGAAACCCCAGGTGGTGTTCTGCCGGAAGGATATCGCGCTGGAAAAGGCCTTGGAGTAACCGACAGCGAAATTGCGGCCCGCCGCATTGGTCACCCACGCCGGCACCACCTGGTTGCCGTAAGTCGTGGCATTGGCGGCAAAGGACCACCCGTCGACCGCGATGCCGCAATAGGGCGCGCTCGGTTCGTCCGCCTGCATCTGCGGCCCGCGCCAGTTGGCCTTGACCGACCTGTCGGTCATCGTGGTGTAGTTGGCCGCGATCCAGTTGTAGTTGATGCCCACCAGTGCAATCGCCTCGACCCGCGTGTATCGCGCGCCCTGAATGTTGAGGCCGGGCAGATTGTTGAAATCGCAGTAGATGCCGGATTTGGCCCCGGCGCGGTAGCCGGGCTGGCCCAGCTGGCCCGAACCTGCACCGGTCCCCGAGATGGGCCACAGCGCCCCGCCGATCAGGTCGCACTCAAGGAATTCATCGCCATAGCCCAGATGCAGCGTCTTGGTGATCCGCGTCGGCAGCGCCGAAAATTCCATGCGCGGCTGATCGCGCCAGAAAAAGCAGGCGTAATCGAGCGCGGCCTGCAGCGCGTCCCAGTCGTCGGTGCCCGCATAGGTGGTGGTATTCGCGGCATAGCTCTGTGTCATGTCGCCGATGTGGCCGAACTGCAGCGAATGCGGGCGATGATCGCTGTTGCGCCACCACACCGTCCCGGCGTTGCTGGTGAACAGCCAGCGGTTCGCCCCCGCCAGCTGCTCGACCGAACCGGGTGTGTAGCGCGACAAATCCGCCGCGCCCTTGGCCACTGCCGAAAATCCGGCAGTGCGAAGGCTGTTGACATGCGCCGGGATCGTCCGCGCCGACAGTGAAGTCGCCAGCACCGCCGGGGCGGAGGACGACACATAGAACACCAGCTGGTAGTTCGGCGCACCGGCAATCCGGCGGTAGACCGCCATTTCACCCTCTTCGTCGCTGGAAAACAGGTCGTCGGTGGCCGTGGCAGCAGCGCCCGCCGCGCGGGTGGGGAAATAATTGTTCGGGATCGCCGCAGACACCCCCGCGCTGAGCGCAGCGGCGGTGGCCGAGGCTATCGCCGCTGCGGCGGAACTGGCCGCCAGCGACGTATTCTCCCCCAGGTCGATACTGACAACCTCATCGTTGAAAACAACACTCAGAACATCGGTCACAGGGTAATCCTTCCGATCAGCGGCAACACCGCGCCAAACAGCAGCTCTTCGTCGCCGCCGCTCGGGGTCAGCAGAAAATCGACCGGCAGTTCGATGTAGCCGTCACCGCCGCTGTCCGCCGGCAGGATGCCGGTGGAATTGGCCCCGCTGCCCGCTGCCAGCACCGCCACGAAGCTGCTGGTGGTGACCGGTCCCACGGTGACCACGGTCGGACCGGTCACCGCGAATTGCGCCAGCACCGGCGCGGCATCCGGCGAAGCCCGGATCTGGCTGCGCAGCACCGCCCCGGTGAAATCGCCGTCGAGTCTGAGCTCGAGCCGGTATTTGCGCCCGCGCGTCGCCCCGCGCAGCTTCGCCCCGCCCTTCCCGGCGAGACGCAGCTGCGTCAGCCAGGCTTCGAATGCTGCCATGATCGGTTCCTGTCAGTGGATCAGAAATAGAAGTTGAAGTTGAAGCCGTAGCCCAGATTATCGCCGCCAGACGTGTCAGCCGCGCCGTCCGCCGGGGTGATGATCAGCCCCAGCGGGTGCCGGTCGGGATAGTTCGTGCTGTTCTGGGCGTCGGCCGGAACGGTTGTCGCCCCATAGGTCGGCGCGGTATCGGTCAGGGTGCCGTCGTCGAAATAGACGTAGTGGTAGGTCGAAAAGGGCAGCCCGGTGATCGTTCCCAGCTCGCGCGTGACGTCCGCCGTGCCGCTGGGATAATCCCAGTCGTGCCGCGCCACGCTGATCGTGGCGTCGGTTCCGGCATCGCTGGCGGTCAGCATCGCGCGGGCCACATCCGAGGTGGTGCGCGGATTCTTTGCTGCGGCGTTGCGGATGATCGTGCTGGCCCAGCCATAGGGCAGCCCTGCCGCCCCGGCCAGCTCGTCGCGCTCCTGCCCGGTCTGGCCGATCGCCGGTGTCGCCGGGGCCACCCCGCTCAGCCCCAGCGCATAGGCGTGCTTGGCAGCGGTCTCGCCGATGAAGGTGAAGGTCACTGTCATTCGTTCGGGATCGAATTCGCGGGTCAGGATCACCGCCAGCGTATCCAGCCCCAGCTCGGGGTGATCGAGCTGCAGGCAATCGCCGGGCCGAAAGGCGAACATGCGCGGGCCATAGGTGATCTTGATCGGCTGCAGCTCGCGCCCGTCAACCAGGCGGTAGGCCGCCAGCTGCGCCGCCTGGTCCTTGTCCTTGACCAGATTGTAGGGGAACAGCTCGGTCTTTTCCTCGCCGTCCTCGGTGACGTATCCGGCCACGCTGATCTTTTCGGCATCGACCAGTTCCCAGTTGTGCGCCGGGCTGCGGTATTTGGGGACCACGGTGTTGATGCGGTCGCGCCAGCTCGCCATTGCGGTGACGCTCATGTCCTCCCCGGCGATGTCGGCATCGCTGGCAATGTCCAGCGCCACGCGCGGCGCAGCGTAGTGGAAGCTGAGCACCCCGCCCGAAAACACCGGCTGTGCCCCGCCTGCCAGCGCGATGTCGCGCAAATTGCCCCAGCGGTCGCCCGGCTCGTAGACCGCGCCGAAAATCCGCCAGTCATTGACGTCGCAGACATTGGCCCAGGCGGCGATGCAGGCCCAGTCGATGCCGTCATCGGGCAGACCCACCCCCATCACCCGCTTGCCGTTCTGCCAGCGCCCGTAGAGATAGGTTCCCGCGTGCAGCGCCGGGCTCTCGCTCCAGCTCCACGTCGCCTCGTCATCCACCCGGTGGCTGCCAGAACCGCCCGGCCGGGTGCTGTCGAGCCGGGGGTCGTAAACCTTGACCCACTGGCCATAGGCCCCCAGCTGCGGCACGCCGCTGGCAAAGCGCTTGCCGTCCTTGTCGAACTTCAGGCTCCACCCGATTGCCGCCTTGCCCGAAAGCTTGCTGGCCGCGCTCCAGCCCGGCGCACCGCTGAACTGCGGCACCAGCGCGGCACCTTCGGGCTGCGCGCCCAGCTTGGTGGTGGTGTAGAGATAGGTGTTGTACCAGCTGGTCACCGCCGCCTGATCGGCATAGGGCGTGATCGCCGCCACCGGCCCCGCGCCGCAGCACACCATCGCCAGGAACCGGTACGGGTTCGGCACCTTGTTCAGCGTCGCGCCATAGGCGGTGTCGTGGCGGATCACCCCGCCAACCAGCCCTTCGCCCATGACGTAGGGCGTCGGGGCATCGGGGGAGACAATCACCTGGGTGATCGACCCTCGCGCCGGAGGGGGTTTATACAGCAACTGGGCCCCAAACGCGGCGACCCCCGCGACCACCCCGGCAATTCCTGCGATGGTTCCAGCGGTCGCCGCGAAGGCAGCCGTGCCAATGCCAAAGGTTGCGATTGTCCCCGCCACCAGCGCAATCACCCCGGCGATCTTGCCGATGACCTTAAGCACCCCCGACACGCCAGGCCTCCCCGATTTCGTCGAGCGAGACGTCGAGCATCGTGAAGCTGTGCAGGTGATCCTCGCGCCAGCCCATCAGCTTCTGCGGCCCGGCGCAGATCAGGATGCCGCCCATCCCGTCGGACGAGGGAAACGAGGCGAGATCGCCCAGCAGCATCATCGCCGCCGGGATCCGCGCCAGCCCGGTTGCGGCCAGCAGATCTCCGACATCGCGCCACCCGCGCGCCTCCATCGCCCGGCGGGCCGCCACCGGGCCGCGCACCCGTGGCACCGGCTGAACTTTCATCCCCATCGCACGCAGGTGAAACTGCGTCACATGGATGCAGGTGGTGGCGCGCTGCCAGCTGAACGGCTTGCCCCGGAACTTGTCGAGCGTGCGCTGCGTCGCCCGGCGGCGACGCTCGAGCGGCGAACCCGCACCAGCGGCGGGCAGCGCCGGGTTCACGCCGCACCCGCCAGCACGTTGGCCCAGCGCGCGATGCCGCGTCCCTGCCCGGTGCCCACTGCCGGCGGGGCCTCTACCCCCCAGGCGACTGCGCGGCCCAGCCCGGTGGCGTTGTCCTCGCCGGTTTCGCCCGCCCACACCGATTTGTGAAACGACGGGTTGAGCGAATTGCCGATGTTGCGCTGGAACAGCCGTTCGGCGCTCGACACCACCGAAATCGCCAGCTCGCGGCGATCCCGGCCCACGGTCAGCGTGGTCTGATCGACCTGCCCGTCGAACTGCAGTTCGGGGGTGCCGTCGAGCAGCCCGGTGACGACGTCATATTCCGCCAGCCAGAACCGCGCCCGCGCCGCCTGGAAACCGGGCTGCGACAAATCGCCCGGCAGCGTCGTGCCCGGCGGCATCAGCGTCATCTCCAGCGCCGGAATCTCGTCGCCCACGCCTTCGCTCAGCCCGTCGAGCGAGGCCAGCGTACCGAACACCGGGTCCTTGCTGAGATAGGTTTCCGCGCCCCACACAAAGAACCCGCCGTCGCACAGCCGCACCGTGCCCGTGGGGAATTCGATCTTGATCAGCCCGGTCAGCGCATAGCGGTTCACGCCGCTTCCTCCAGGGTAAAGCCCAGCCCGGTGACGATCTCGCCGGGGGTCATGTCCCAGGCCACGTCTTCGGTGACCACGCCTTCGACCAGCACCTTGGCCAGCAGCACCGCATCGCCGTCCGCCAGCGGCGCGCGCAGGATCGGCGCGATCGTCAGCAGCGCCTCGCCGCTGGCATCGGCGGCGGTGGTGGCGCGGACATTGTGCAGATAATGCACCCCGGCGGCATCGATCGCGGTCAGCCAGAATCCTTCCTTGATCTGGTAGCCGGGGGTCAGCCCGCGCAGCGGCAGGCTGCTGCCCGCCGCGCCCGCGCCGTCCACCACCGGCGCACCCGGCGCACCCTGGCTCACCCCCATCAGCGGCAGTTCGATGCGCAGCCCTTCGCTGCGCGCCGCGATCAACCGGCTGACCACCACCCGCGCGACATCGGCGGGCATTGGCGGAAAGGCAAAATCGATGCGGAAGCGGCTGCCCGGCCGGTCTACCCGGCTCAGCGCCGCGCCGGTCGCCGGGCGCTGGACAAAGCCGAAATCGATCAGCACCGGATGCGCCGTGCTGGGGCCGGGATCGTCGGGCAGCACGATCATCTCAGCCGACCCGCCGTGACTGGCGATAGGCCATGCGGCGGATGCCAACTTCGCCGCCCGCCGCAGCGATCCCCGGCGCGGCGGCGGAAATGTTTTCCTGCACCCGCACGTCAAAATACTGGCTCGGCACCACCTCTATCCGGGTACGGCTGCCGCCCAGCATCCCGCGCGTTTCGCTGGCGGTGTTGACCCCGGCCCCGCGCGGCAGGCGCACCAGCTCGGGCCCGCTCTCGCCGACCAGCGCCAGCCCGCCGGGGTGGAAACCGGTGCCGCCGGCATAGGCGGGAATCTTCGCGGTGTTGATGTTGGTGGCGATCTTGCTGCCGAACAGCCCGAGCGAACCCAGCTGGGTCAGCAGCCCCAGCACCGAATCGACAATATCGAAAAAGCCGCCGCCCCTGATCGAACCGGCCAGGCTGTCCAGCGCACCCAGGATGGAGTGCGCGGCGTCGACGAACGACACTTTCATCTTGTCGGCGCTCTTGACCGCCAGCGTCCCGACCTGCGCGAATGCATCGACCGCGCCGTCCTCGATGGCGCTCCACGCCCCGCCGAACATCGCGCCGATGCCATCGACCGCCGCCGCGATTTCGGGGAAGCGGGTGGCCAGCAGCCGCGCCTGCGCTTCCGCGCCCTGTCCCGGCGTCAGCACCCCGGCGCTGGTCGCAGCGGTCAGGCTCTTGCTGTCGATCTCGAATTTGAGCTGGCGGGCGGCTTCGGGGAACAGCTCGTCGAGCAGCGGGCGGACCTTGTCCGCCAGGTCGCGGAACGCCGCCCCCGCCACGTCGGTCGCCTGCACCGCCGGAGCCACCAGCACCGCATCGAGCCGCGCCATCTGCGCCGCGATGCCATCGACCATGTCGGGAATGTAGCTGTTGCCGACCACCGCATCGTACAGCCCGAAGAAGGCTTTCTTCACCGTCTCGATCTTGGCAGTGACCCAGTCCCAGATGGCATTCAATTTCGGGCCCAGCCAGTCGCCGATGGCATTGACCATCCTTCCCACCAGATCGCCGATGAACGCCAGCGGACGGCGAATCAGCGACACTGCCGCTGCCCAGGCCCCCGCCCAGTCACCGGTGATCAGCGCGCCAACCAGGCGGATACCATCGCCGATCATCCCGAAAACGGTTTTGAAAGCGCCGATCACTATCTTGATCGCGCCGATCACCACCGGCCCGAACACCTTGAGCTGCATCGCCAGCAGATCGCCCAGCGCCGAAACCACCGTGCGCAGCGCCGCGCCCAGCGGCCCGTCCCACAGCGCCACCAGCGTCGTGCGCAGTTCGCTGACCAGAGCCGTCACTTCCGGCCCGACCGCATTCTCGAACGCCCCGCCGAGTTCGCTCAGCACCGGGCCGATCTTGTCCCAGTTGGCATAGATCAGCGCGCCGACAGCGGCGATGGCCGCCAGCGGTATCAGGATCGGGCCAAGCGCCGCCAGCAGCCCGGTGGCCCCCGCGCCCATCGCTGCCAGCACCCCGGAACTGCCGCCGATCAATCCCAGCGCCGCCGTAAACGGCGCGGTCAGGCTGACCAGCGAACCCAGCACCACCAGCACCGGCCCCAGCGCGGCGGCGAATATCCCGGCCACCACCACTGCCTGCTGCATCCCCGGCGACAGGCTGGAAAAGGCATTCAGCACCCGCTCCAGCGCCTTGGCGATGTTGGGCAAAATCTTGAGCAGCACCGCGCCGACCTTCTCCTGGAATTCGTTCATGCTCTGGCTCAGCGCCGCAAACGGATTCGCCTTGCGCGCGGCGGCGGCGCTGTCGTCGAGCTTTTTGTCCAGCTGGCCCAGCACGATCGCCTGCGCCCCGGCGGCATCACCCACCGCGACCATCGCCTTGATCTGGTCTTTCTGCTGATCGGTGAAAGTGATCCCGGCTTTCTCCAGTGCGGTAAGGCCCCTGACCGGGTTCTGCAGCGCCTTGCCGACCATCAGCGCCGAACTCTGCAGATCCTTGCCGAACTTCTGCGACAGGTTCAGCGCGGCCTGCTGCGCGCGATCGAAGGTCTGCCCGCTGATCTTGTCGAAGGTCAGCAGCGACGTCGTCACCTTGCGCAGGATTTCGTCATCGTCGAACAGCGACTGGCGCATGCCGCTGTCGGCCAGCTTCGCCAGATCGGCGGCGGTCTTGCCGGCGGCACTGCCGACGCTGGCCAGCGTCGCGTTGACCTGCCCCAGCGCGTCCTGGCTTTCCAGCGCCGCCTTGACCGCGCTGCGCCCCAGCGCCGCCAGCGGCAGGGTGACCCCCAGCGACAGCGACTGGCCGATCCCCTTCATGCTCTCGCCGCTCTTCTGGATCCGCCGCGTTGCCGCCTTGAGCTCCTTTTCGGCAGCCCCCAGGCCCGATTTGAACGCCCCCGATTCCAGACCGAGGCTGATCAGCAGCGACCCGATTTTAACTGCCACCCGGAATTCCTTTTCGATTGATTACTTAGGTTGCCGCGCGGCTACTTAAATTGACTTTCAGATTACTTCGGTTGCCCGCCCGATTACGTCAGTTGACAACCCGCGCATGGCCCCGCGCCACCAGCGCATCGAAGCGGGCGATCAGTTCGGCATTGGTCAGCGCGCGCGGCGGCTGTGTCATCGCCGCCAGCCACTGCGGCCAGTCGGGCATTTTCGCCCAATCGACATGGGCCAGACGCCCGGCAAAATAAGACGTCATCAGCGCCAGGTCGCGGGACAGCTCGGCCTGTTCCCCGCGCGCCGCGAGCGCCCCGCCCATCGCCGCGTTGTAGCTGGCCGGGACCTGTTCCCAGAAACTGTCCGGAGCCAGCCCCGCGCGCACCCAGTGCCGCAGCAGCGTCAGGAGGCCGGGCGCGGCTTCCCCTTTCCCTCCCGCTCACCCTGAGCCGGGGCACCCTCGACCGGCAGTTCGCCGTCGTTGAAATAGCGGCCCAGCCCCTCGCCGATCCACTTGCCCACCGCCTCGATCCCGGCAGCGTCGATCAGATCGTCGCTGCCCTCGCGGGTCATCCGGTGCGCCGGTTGCAGCACCGCCCAGAACAGGCAGCTCAGCACATCCAGCCCGATCTGGCCCGAAGCCAGCTCGGCGGTGATCGGGCGGCCCAGCTCGACCTCGGCGATCCGCATCGATCCGAACTTGAAGGTCAGGCGGTACGGCTGCCCGCCGATTTCGGCGGGCAGGATCACAGCGGCAGCCATCAGGCCGCAGCCTCGGTGACCGCGCCGTTGGTGCGGATCATCAGCGTCGCGGTCATCGCCTCGTTCGGGCTGAGCGTGTTGATCTTGTAGCCCTTGACAAAGCCGCTGCCCTCGTATTTGCGCAGCGGCGTACCGTCGTCATCGGGCACCACGATCTTCCAGGCGCGGCTGTCACCGGCATCCTTGGCGGCGCGGCACAGAATGTCCGTTGCCGAATTCGGCACGAAGTTCATCTCGATCTCGATGGTGCCGCCGTCGATCAGCCCGGAAATGAATTCCTTGCGACGGCCCGCCGCCTTGAGCGTGGTCACATCGATTTCATCGACGGTATCCTCGGGCATCGCCACGCTGGTCACCCCGATCAGTTCGGTCAGCGTGGTGCCGTTGTGGAGGTGGGCTTGACCGCCCCAGCCAGTTGCGTAACCCATTGTAAAAGCTCCTTCGTGGTTAAATCCAGCGGCCCGCTGCCGCCTCTGCCGTCAGGCAGAAAATATCAGTCGTGCCAGACCATCAGGTCGAATGAGTCCCGGTGCACGAAGCCGGTTCCCGTATCCGCAGCGGTGCGGCGGCCGAGTTCGACCAGGCCGCGCCCGAAGCCAATTCCTTCAAAATCCCCCGCCGGGACCAGCGCCGCCTGCGCCGCCTGGCGCAGCGCCTTGGCGGCACTGGCACTCTCCGCCCAGGCATCGACCTGCACCCGGCTTTCGCGGCGGCTGACAAAATCCTTGAGGTCCTGCGGGCGCGGATCGCTGACCAGCGACAGCACCAGCCACGGCAGCGGCTTGTCCTGCGGCCGCACGTCCCAGCTCACCCCGCCACAGGCGGCCATGACAGCGGCATCGGCCAGCGCGCGGGCGCGCAGCGCCTCTTCCCAGTCCATTCAGGCCACCCCGCTCACTCTGAAACCGCTCACACTGAGCCTGTCGAAGGGGCCGAAGCACGCTTGGCCAGGCGCGCCGCACTCTTCGCGATCGCGTCCCACAACTCGCGGGCAATCAGCCCCGGTGCCGCCGCAGATCCCGCATCCCAGGCCGGGCGCATGAACGGGTTGGCCGGCATCTTCGGGGTGCCAAATTCCTGTATCACCGCATTGCCCGCAACCCCCGGATCGCGGTAGCTGCCGCGCCCGGACTGGCGCTGCTTCTCCGCCGCCGGATCGACCGTCGAATCTATCCCGATCCTGACCCAGACCTGATCCTTGTCGCGCGATTTCTGCGGCCCCAGCCTGATCGCCTGCTTGAGGTTGCCCGCCGTCTGCGGATCGTCGGGAGCCAGCGCCACTGCTGCGGCGCGGATCGGTTCCCCCGCCAGCCTGAGCGCCCGCGCCGCCGTCCGCCGCATCGCCGCCTGATCGCCCAGCGCCAGCAGCGCCGCCTCCAGCTCGCGCCCGCCGCTGAACTTGACCGTCACAGACACAAGCTCACCTCTTCGCGCCCGCCCGGCGGCATGGAGCCGCAGGCGACATTAGTACGGGCGGCCCCTCCGCCGCAGGCGGATGGCATCAAGGCATTCCTCCCGCCTGCGCCAGCACTTCGATACCCTCGCGCCGCCCGACCTCGATCGGCGGGGCGAGGATGGTGTAGCGCTGGCCGTCGAGCTCGAGCGCATCGCTGCTGGCGATATCGCGGGTTTCGGGATCCCAGCGCATCCAGAAGCTCATCACCGTCACCCCGTCGCGGCCACCGGCCTCGCTGGCCTCGCGGCCCATGCGCGGCTTGACCCACGCCTGACGGAAGAACAGCACCGCCCAGTCGCCCTCGCGCAGCGTCATCCCGTCGTCCACCTCGGGCAGCCGCCGCAGCACCGTCACCCGGCGGTCAAGCTTTCCCGAACGGATCAGGCTCATCGCTGAAATCAGGCCTCGCCGACGATCGCGATCGTACCGGTCACTGGCGTGCCCGCACCGCTGTTCGCCAGGCGGACGATATCGCCGGTCCCGGCCACCACCGGCCAGCCTGCCGCCGAAGGGTTGATCCAGATGAAGCCGCCGCCCGGCAGCGCGGTGAAGGTCGCCGCGCCCGAACTCAGCGGGCCGACGAAGGGGTTGGTGCCGTTGCCGTAGACCACATTGTTGACGTTGGCGGCATCGGCCACCAGCAGCACCGCCTTGACCGCGCTGAACACCGTGGCCTGGCCGAGGATATCGGTCAGCGCGCCCGCCAGATCGATATCCAGCGTCCCCGAAGCGGCGATGCTGAATTCATCGATGTACAGCGCGTTGGCCTGGTTCGCGCCGGTGCCGTCGGTCAAATTGACCAGCAGCGATTCGAGGATCGCGGCGGAGGGCGACTGGCCCTCCGCAGACTTCGACAGCGTCCCGCGCACCCGCGCCATCAGTTCCAGTGCAATCGTCATAATATTCCTTTCCGCTCAACCAGAGCCTGTCGAAAATCCATCAAATCAGGATGCGGCGGTGCAGATCGAGCAGCGCCTGCGCCGCAGCGGGCACCGCCGCCTTGCCCGAATCGCTGCCGCGATTGTCGAACCACGCCGCCACGATCATGCAGATCGCGACAGCCAGGTCGGGCGGCAGCAGCCCCTCGGCATAGCCTGCGGTGAAATTCACCGAGACGACGTTGACCGCATCGAGCACTTCGGGCCACTGCGCGTCGGCGTTGCGCACCAGCCACTGCGGGTCGCTGGTCAGATCGACGGTGTAGAGCCCCGGATCGGCGAGCTGCGCCGCGCCCGCCGCGTCGACATAATTGACCGCCGTCACCGCCAGCACCGGCGCGCGCGGCAGCTCGATCGCGTCGCTGAACGCATCGAGCGTCAGCCGCCAGTCCTGCTCGCCCAGCGACTGGCCCAGCTGCGCCTCGGCAAGCCGCACCGCGCCCGCCAGCAGCGCGGTGAGTACCGCGTCGTGGCTGGTGTCCTCCACCGCGCAGAACGCCTTGACAGCCGCCAGCGCCACCGGCGGGGCGGCGGCCGGGGTGATCAGCGCCAGACCCATCTAACGCCTGCCCGAACCGGCTTGCCGGGGCCGCGCGCCGGAGGAAATCTGTCCGGGCCGTGGCCCGCCAGCGATCTGCGGCGCGCGGTTCCCCGCAACAAACCGCCGCGATCCGGAAACCGTGCGGAGCCTTCCCCGCAGCACCACGTCGCTGCCGGTCAGCGCGTAGGCCCCGGTCTCCGCCAGCAGCCGCCGCCCGGACAGGAAGGTCGTTTCCGATCCGGTGACACTGTAATTCCCCGAACCCGCCACCAGCACCCGCCCGCGCAGCAGGCCGACACCGGCCCCGGTCAGCGCGTAGCTGCCCGAGGCTGCGGTCAGCACCCGCGCCATGCTCAACGCCGCCGCTGCGCCGGTCAGGCTGTAACTGCCCGCTGCCGCCGTCAGCACCGCGCCGGAGCCGCCGCCGACACTGAATATCACCGCCGCCCCGCTCAGGCTGTAACTGCCCGAAGCCGCCGTCAGCTGCCGGGACACGGTCAGCAGCGCCGCCGCACCGCTCAAATTGTAACTGCCGGCAGAGGCCACCAGCCGCGCACTGTGCGCCAGCACCGCCGCCGCGCCGGTCAGCGCATGGCTGCCCGCGTCCGCCGCCAGCCGCCGCGCCAGCGTCAGGCCTGTCGCCGCCCCCGTCACACTGTAGCTGCCCGAAGCGGCGCTCAGCCGCCGCGCGGTAAGGAAAGTCGTGGCCGCACCGCTCAGCGCGAAACTGCCCGAACCCGCCACCAGCAGCTGCCCGCGCAGCAGCCCGACACTGGCCCCGCTCAGCGCGTAGCTGCCCGCAGCGGCGCTCAGCCGCCGCGCCAGCGTCAGGCCTGTCGCCGCGCCGGTCAGGCTGTAGCTGCCCGACGCCGCGATCAGCCGCCGCGCGGTGAGGAAAGTCGTGGCCGCACCGCTCAGCGCAAAACTGCCCGAACCCGCCACCAGCACCCGCCCGCGCAGCAGGCCGACACTGGCCCCGCTCAGCGCGTAGCTGCCCGCAGCGGCGCTCAGCCGCCGCGCCAGCGTCAGGCCTGTCGCCGCGCCGGTCAGGCTGTAGCTGCCCGACGCCGCGATCAGCCGCCGCGCCACCGTCAGATTCGTCGCCGCGCCGGTCAGGCTGTAGCCGCCCGCCGCCGCCACCAGCACCCGCGCGCCGCGCAGCACCACCGCCGCACCGGTCATGCTGTAGCTGCCGAGGCCGGCTGCGAGCGAAAAGCTCCCGCCAGACGCCCCCACCAGCGGCAGGTTGGGAACAGACGGGTCCTTGGTCCCGGCAAGCGTGCCGACAGCCCAGAAATTGCTGATATTATCTGCGATACCGCCCAGACCGTTCCAACTGATCCCGAAGGTCGGCCCGGCCATCGCTCAGGCCGCGCCGGTTGCCGAGATGATCCCGGTGTAGGTTGTCGCCGTGGTCGTGGGCTTGGGCATCTCGATCAGCGCCAGACAGGCATTGTCGAAAATACGCGGGGCCTGGTTCATGTTGGTCAGGAAGTCGCGCTGCGACAAGGCGGTGACTACCGGGAATGTGATCATGCCGATGGGATGGCCGATTACGAAGTTGATGGACCCCGTCGCCACCGCTGCACTGCACTGCATCTGGGTCAGCGCCTTGACGCCAACATCGCCCGCCTCCAGCGGGGCAAACCACTGCGATAGCGGATGGTCGAAGCGGTCCAGTATCGCACCGCTGTTGCCGGTCAGCGACGGCAGCGTCGATGCCGCGTTGGCCTGATCGAGATAGGTGCAGACCGTCCAGTTATGCGCCGTCGCCGCCAATGCCGCGAACACCTCGACAAACAGGAAGTTGCCGCCAATGTAATCCGGGTTCGTCGCGGTCGTGCTCTGGTAGCGCGTCGGCACGCCGGTCACTGCCTCGGTCGCCGTGCTGTTCATGGTCTTGGCCACGTCGAACAGCCGGTCGTAGAGTATCAGTGAATTATTGGCGACGTTGGCGGTCAGCTCCATGCCGACCAGATGCAGCGTACCGCTGGCCGGGTTGTTGTAGACCATCGCCCCGGTGGTCGCCGAAGTCGGGATGCGCCCGCCCGGAGCCGCCGATCCCGCCGCGCCCGCAGCCGGAGAAGTCCCCGCCCGCCACAGGCTCGATGCCGCGCTCGCCACGCCGGTGCCCCCGGCCTTGTTGATCTGCCCGCCGTGGAGAAACTGTCCGTAGCCCTGCGACGCGCGCGACAGCGCATCGCTGATCGAGGTGAACCCCGCGCCTAGAACATGATCGCTGAAAGCCCGCTCGCGCTCCACCCGTGCCCAGAACTGCTTGGCATGGTCGCGAATAGCATCGAGCGCAGATGCAAAACCGCCGCGCCCGAAATCGCCCATAAAATCGCCGTCAGCAGTAACCCAGACAGACCCCGGCACGTCGCGGAGATTGATCGGCGGACCATACCAGCCACGCATATTCCGGGCGATCTGGTCGATCTTGTCGGCACCGAGCCACCTTTCCAGTTTGGCCGCATGCGGCGAGCGGTGTTGGATGATGTTCATGGCTTCAGCCAGCAACAACGTCAGGCGCAGAGGTCTTGCCGCCCAGCGCCCGGCACATCGCCGCGCGCTCCTGCTCGATCGGGAACATCTGTTCCTGCAAGGCCTTGATCGCGGCGCGCAGCCCGGCCTCGCGCTCGTGGGCCTGCCTGACGGTCAGCGCGGTATCGCCCGCCACCAGCGCATCGAGTTCGGCGCGCAGCGGCGCAAGTTCGCCGTCGATCGCATCGTGCTGCCCGGTGAGCGCCGCAAACTGCGCGCGCAGGGTTTCGGGGGAAAAATCCATGGGGAAGGCTCCTTATATTATACCAGGGTCAGCATGTTGGTCGGGATATCCACCGTCAGGCTCTCGCCATCGAGCAGCGTCAGCGCCGAACCATAATCCCACCATCCGCCCAGCTCGTCGCTGGTGGCGGTGTCGTTGTACCAGCCCACGTAGCGAA